GGCTGGATGATGAGGTACGGCCGGCGTCCCTGCGCCGTGATCCGGTTCGTGAGCGTGCCCCACGCTTCGTCCAGGTAGGACTGATACGAGGTCGTGCCCGTCGCGAGCAGCGCCGGGAGGTCACTGTGGCGCTGGAACAGGTCCGCGTCGGTGATGACCGGGTAGAGCGTGCGACGGACGAGGGCGCCGTCGTTGCGAAAGACGTTCTGCATCGTGGCGGTCATCTGGAGGGTCCACTCCAGAAGCCAGCCCTCCTCGAGCGCGAGCGAGCTGGTCACCGTGCCGAGCAGCGCGTAGGTCGCCACGCTGCCCGTGATGGTCACGGCCGCGGCGTTGACCACGACCGTACCATCCGCACGGTAGACGGTGAGCGTGCCCGAGAGCGGCGCGACGAGCGCACCCGCACGGTAGACTGGACACGTGAGATCCTGGTTACGCCCACGCTCGATGGTCTCGCCAGAGCGAAACCGTGCCGTGTAGAGCGTCTCGCTGATGCTCATCGTGTCCCCCTGTCGTTACTTATCGCGTTCGCGCCGGTCTGCCTTACGAGCCTGCTCGCGTGCAACCTGCTCAGCGCGCTGCGCCGGCATGCCGCCCTCGACAAGACGGCGCGTCATGGCTTCCTTGGCTGCTGCGATGTCCTTACGCTCCCCGCTCATGCCTTCGCCTTCGGTCCCTTGACGGGAGTATACATGCGCTCACGTGCGGCGCGCATGTCATCGAGGCGCTTGCTCTCGACGGGGAGCGCGAGCGCGCTGCCCGGGTGCGTCGGCGCGCGTGTCTGGTGCTCGCTGACCACGCGCTCCTGGCGCTCGATGATGACGTTGATGAAGTCGGCGTCGGGGACCTTGATCACGCCATCCGCGACGAGGCGCCGAAGGAAGGCACGGTAGCCCTCGGTGTCCACCGTCATGCGCGTCTGACCCGCCACGAGCTTCGGTCGCTCCCACTTGCTGAGGAACACGGGACCGTTCGCGCCTGCGTACTGGATGCAGTAGCCGCCTGGCTCGACCTCCCACGGGATGATGGTCATGCCCTTCTTGCCGAGATGGACCTCAGCGAGGGCCGTGTCGCCGTTCTTGTCCACCCGGTTGAGGCCGGGAATGGCCAGCATCTGCCCGAGGTCGGGGAGCCACTCGCCGTCCACGCACTGCCAGTGTCCCGGGTGATGGGTGTACCACCATGCCGCGTTGCTCGGCAGGTTGAGCAGGGTCGCCATTCCAGCCGGGCGAGACGCCGGCTGCGCTGCAAAGTTGCCGCCGTCAGCCGTTCCGAAGTTCGCTGCCATCTGTTGTTTCTCCTTACGCACGAAGGCGTGCCCGTACCATAAGCACGGACACGCCTTGGCGCTAGGCAGAGCCTAGCAGACCATCACAGGTCGGACAGGATGCCGACGCCCTTGAGGTCCTGGAGCTCCGCAACGCCGAGGAAGGCGCTGCCGACGACCTTGGTGAGGCCCGAGGCCGCGTCACGCTCCCACTCGACCGCCACGGGGGCGCCGGCCGGGATGATGACGCCGCCCGCCGCCGCGATGGGCGCCGGAGTGCCGAGGGCGTAGGCGATGGCGCCGTTGCCGAGCATCATGCCGCGGTAGTCCGCGCCGCCAACGGACGGCACGTAGGACGACACGTGGACGTTCACGCCGAAGAGCTTGCCCTTGTAGGACGAGCCGAGCGCGCTGGTCTGCTCCTGGTTCGCCGCGATGTACTGACCCGGGCCCGTCTCCGCGCGGAGGCTGGACATGAGGTCGTTGTACTGCTGCGGGTGCAGGATCACGTCGTACTCGCCCATCACGCTCTGGAGCTGGAGCGCGAAGATCGCGGAGTAGAACGTGTCGGTCGTGAGGTCCACGCCCGTGCTGCCGACCTGAGTAGCGAAGCCCGAGGACAGCGCGCACGCGAGCTGGTTGAAACGGCCGTTGAAGGCCGCGACCATCGCGTTGCTAAGGCCGTCGAGGTCCACGCCGCCCGGCACGGAGTTGCTCACGCGAGCGAGGTCCGTGAGGTCGTAGCGCAGCGCCTGACGAGCCACGACGACCGTAGCGGCCGACGAGGTGATCGAGGTGTTCGAGACGCTCACGCCGTCGCCGGGGGCGCTCATGATGTCGGTGCCGTTGAGGCCGACGACGGGGACCTGGATGGAGTCGGAGCCCGTGCCGTTCACGCTGCCCACGTTGAGGAAGCAGGGCGCGTTGCGGAGGCTGCCGGTGTCGGCGAGCTTCATCACGATGGACTGGTAGAGAACCGCAGCGACGCGGGCGTTGCCGTCGAGAGCGGCAAAATCGATGTTGGCCATAGTGGCCTCCTACAGAGGTTCGAGGTTGCCGCGCCTGTCGCTTTTTACGGGAGCTTGCCCCGAGCGCGTGGGGGAGGTCCCCCACGCCTACGGTAAGCCTACCAGTGACAGAATGTCAAGGCGTGGAGAGCGCGGCCTTGATGGCTGCGGCGTTCGCCTTGAACTCTGCGGGCGACAGACGCATGATGCTTTCAGGCGTCCATGCGGTCGTGGCCGGGGGCGTCTGCGTGACCGTACCTGCGTTCGTCTTCGGCATCGCCGTGGTCATGGGTGCCGGAGGAGCTGCTGGAGCTGCGGGCGCGACCTCGGGCAGGTAGGCCCGCACTGCCTTCGGGAGGGCGTCCTTGTTGCCGAGCCACTCCGCGAGCGGGGGACGGCCCTCGCTGGGGAGTCGGCTGTAGGCGTGTTGCACGTAGTCGATGCCCTCGGCGTCGGTGATGCCAGCCGCGGCGATCTCGCGCTCGGTACGGAGCGCCTCGCGCTCGGCCTTGCTCGCGGCCTTGACCTCCTCAACCTGAGCCTTGTACTTCTCAGCGTTCTCCGCGAGCGGCGCCAGCTCGGCCACGCGCCCCTCGAGCTCCTTCACGCGAGCGACGAGCTGCCGGATGCGGGCACCAGCTCCGTTGTCGCTGGACTCTGCCGTGGTCGTCGTCGTCGTCGTCGTTCCTTCCTCGGTCATTCTTCCTCCTCGCGTGCGGCTTGCACGCGCTCCCAGACTGCTAGTTGCCGACGCGCCCACGCACGACCGGGGGCGCCGCCCCAGAGGTCCCACGCGATGCGCCCGGCGCTCGGATACTGCGGATGCCCTGGGCGAGCGGCCGGCGCCTCGAGGTCCACCTCGTGACGCTCGAAGTACGCGACCATGCGCTTGATGGTCTCGATGCTCACCACGTCGCGGCTCGCCAGTTGAGACGCACGACGCGCACCGACGAGCGTCCCGCCTCGGCCGTACTTGCGCCGGTTCTCGAGTCCACGCTTCGCAACGGCGGCGACCTCGACGGGGGCGCGGAGCTCAAAGCCCATAGCGCGCTCGTCACGCAGGAAGCGCCGATACACCTCGGGGTGTTCACGCTTCAGATAGTCGCGCTGACGTTCCGAGATGAACGGCATCAGGTCGTCGCCTCGGGTGCCGTGATGGTGAAGGACCGTCCGACCTCACCCATAAGCGCGTCGGCTGCGTCGGGCGCCATGTTGAAGAACTGAACCAGCATCTGCACTCCCGTCTCGCGCGGGAGTTCGCCCTTCGCGACGCTCGCGATGATGCCTTGTGCGGCCTGTACCTGCGCTCCATTGAGCGCGACCGCAGAAGCCGGGACGCCCGCCGACGTAGCGGCTGCGGAGACGCTCTCCTCTGGAGCCGCCACGCCCTCGGGTGCTGCCTCGTCCTCGTCCTCGTCGTCGTGGATCTCGACCTCTGCCTCGACCTTCGGGCCGAGCCCGAGGTAGCCGCGGGCCTCGCGGAGGCTCTCGATGACTGCCGCGACGACGGCCGCGTTCGCCTCGTCCAGATCGAGAGCGGCGAGGGCCTCCTCTGCCGCGTCGAGTTCCTCGGCCACTTCGTCCATCGCCTCGGCGTGCGCAGGGGATACATCGGGTGCGGCCGTCGCCGGCCGTCCTCCTGTTTCTCCTTCTTCAACGGCCGGCGGCGTGCTCTCCAGCATCCGTGCCTCCGCGGCCTTTGCGAGCGCGATCTGCTCGAGGCGCGCGACGGCGTCCTCGTGGGTCATGCTGCCGAAGAGCCGGAGCGCCTCGACCTTGTCCATCAGGCCGGCCTCCATCATCTCCATCGCGTGCGTGCGGCGAGCCTGCATCTCCTCTGGCGAGAGCGGGATCTCCCGGTACATGACCGAGTAGCCGCCCTCGGGGAACTGCGACCCGGTAGCCCGGTTGAACAGCGCCGCAGAGATAGCCACGAGGCGCTCGTCCGCGTCGCGCTGCTGGAGAATGTACTTCCTCTGCGCCGTCCGCTTACCCTCGGAGGACAGACTGATGGCGTAGCCGCTCTTCGCACTCCCGCTCGTGCGCTGGAGCTCGCTAGGCGAGAGGCCCGCGTCGGTGGCGAGGCGATGGGCGATAGCCGCGATGGTCGCCTCCAGCTTCTCCACGTCTGCCGACGCGTCGAACTGTCCGACCTGTGGCTGCTGCTCCATCGCCGCGTCGAGCATGAGGATCGTGGTCGGGTCGGTCACGACCTCGACGCGTTGCCCGCGTGTGCCGCCGTCGACCATATCGGAGCCCGCCACACGAACGCCGATGGCCCACCGCTGCGGGAACGAGGCATCACGAAGTGTGTGCGCGAGGAAGCTGTAGTACACCGCGAGGTTGAGGGAGCCTTCATAGAGCTCGATGCCGTTGAAGGCGTCGAAGAGCCGGTCGCCGTAGAGGCTCGCGTGGTAGAGCACGACCGGAAGAATCGGCGTGCCGTCCGCGCGACGGTAGGGGTAGGCCTCGCCCGAGTAGGTGGCGCCAAGTACCTCGAGGGTCACGTCCTCGCCCATGCCGCCGTCCTTCGCCACACGCACCGTGTACGAAGGGTTGGCCGGGTCGCGGATGTCCAGCACGTCCCACAGCCACACGGCTTCCCCGCGGAAGTGACGCAGACGGATCTCGGCGTACGCCAGGGGGACCGTAGGACGGCTAGGGTCGGCCTCGGCGATGGTCATATCGGGCGAGACAGGCCGATACGTCAGCCGGTTGTCCTCGACGTCGATGCGCATCCACATTTCGCGCAGAGCGATGACCATGCTCTGAAACCGTGCCATCTGCGGCCAGAGGCCGGCACGCGCGATGAGCCCGTTAGACCCGCACAGCGCGTCGACCGCTCCACCCGCCGTGTTGTGGGAAACGTCCGGGGGGGCATCGTAGAGCGTCGCCAGCTCGGTAGCGCAGACCTTGAAGGGGTTGCTGCTGATGTCGGGGATGCCCCACGCCTGACGGCGCGTGCTACCGAGCTGCATCTGAAGCCGGTCCTCGAGCAGTCGCTGCCAGCGTCCTTCCATCAGCGCGCGACGATGCCGGGTGTGCTCCCAGCGCGCGGCCTCGTCGGGGTTACTCGGCGCCGGCGGCTGCGGCATCTTCGTGTAAGCGTACATGGACCCCCC